TGGTCTTCTTCAATTAGTTGCTTATGGTGCTCAGGATGTTTATTTAACTGGTAATCCTCAAATTACCTTTTTCAAAGTAGTTTATCGTCGTCATACTAACTTCGCTATTGAAGCCATTCAACAAACTTTTAACGGAACTCCCAATTTTGGCAATCGCGTAACTTGCCAAATATCAAGAAATGGCGATTTAATACATCGTGTATATTTAGCGGTTGTTAATTATTCATCTGGAATTAATGTATGTCCTTATTTTGGTCTTCGTTTAATAAATTATGTAGAAATTGAAATAGGTGGTCAAAAAATAGATAAACATTATTCTCATTGGATGTATGTATGGAATGAACTTTCTTTACCCGTTTCAAAGAAAGATGCCTACAAAAAAATGGTTGGTGCTAATGATAAACTTACGTCTTTAACTAATGCTAATCTATATATCCCTTTGGAGTTCTGGTTCTGCCGTAATGTTGGCCTTGCTCTCCCTTTAATCGCCTTACAATATCATGAAGTAAAAATAAACATTTTATTTGAAACTAAAGAAAACTGTCGTGGTAATACAGGTGAAGTTGCTAATTTAACTTCAACTACTTTGTGGGTTGATTACATATTCTTAGATACTGATGAACGCCGAAGATTCGCTCAATTATCTCACGAATATTTAATAGAACAATTACAATTTACTGGAACTGAAAGTATTAATGATTCTGCTACTAGCATAAAACCTAAACTTTCTTTCAATCACCCCTGCAAAGAATTAGTATGGTTCTGTGCTTCAAGTCATCACGCTTCTACAAGAGAAACTATTAATAATAACTGGGTTAATTATTCTACAGGTGTCAATGGATATGCCGCAGGTAATCCGGAATTATTCAAAGAGACAAGCGCAATAACTTCTACTAATCCTATAAAAACTGCTAAACTCGTATTAAATGGAAATGATCGCTTCTCCGCAAGACCAGGTTCTTATTTTAATTTAATACAACCTTATCAACATCATGAAAATATACCATCAAATCCGGGCATTAATGTATATTCATTCGCTCTTAAACCCGAAGAACATCAACCCAGCGGCACTCTTAATATGTCTCGCATTGATACCGCGGTATTTAATTTAGATTTACAGAATACCTATACAGCAAATGCTTTTTCCAAAAATCTTCATGTATACGCGGTTAATTATAACGTTCTTCGCATATTATCGGGTATGGGCGGTTTGGCATATTCAAATTAATTTATATTATTTATATATAAATAATATGTTGTTAAATTGCTATAAAGTTTCTTTTTTTTTTCTCCTCTAATAGTATAAAGAATATAGCGTAAATGGGTGGTGGTCTTCTTCAATTAGTTGCTTATGGTGCTCAGGATGTTTATTTAACTGGTAATCCTCAAATTACCTTTTTCAAAGTAGTTTATCGTCGTCATACTAACTTCGCTATTGAAGCCATTCAACAAACTGCATCGGGAAGTAATTCTCTCGGTTCTCGTACCACTTATCAAATAACTCGCAATGGTGATTTAATACATAGAGTATATTTTTACGGAAAATTAAAAAATACCTCTACTGATAGACATTTAGCGTTAGTTCCTAACGTTGGACAAAAATTATTAAAAACCGTTGAATTAGAAATCGGCGGACAACGTATAGATAAGCATTATTCAGAATGGCTTTACATATGGAATGAACTTTCCTTACCATATGGCAAACGCGAAGGATATTATAAAATGATTGGTGCAAATAAAGAAAATTGCTGTTCTGAATTAGCAGAAGCAACTTCTTACGAATTATATGTTCCTCTAGAATTTTGGTTCTGCCGCAATGTAGGTCTCGCGCTTCCCTTAATCGCCTTACAATATCACGAAGTAAAAATAAATATTGAATATGAATCTGCTGATAACTTATGTGACACAAGTCCTTCTAATTATTGCGTTGAACAAGATAAACCCGATGGCGTACCGAATAGTACTACTACTATTTTCTCTGCTACAAAATCAGTATTAACTTTAGATGAACCAACATTATGGGTTGATTATATATTCTTAGATACTGATGAACGCAGAAGATTCGCCCAATTATCACACGAATATTTAATAGAACAATTACAATTTACCGGAACCGACACTATAACCACTTCGGGAAATAATTCTGATTCCATGAAAAGTCTAAGAATGAATTTCAATCATCCTTGTAAAGAACTTGTATGGACTATTAAAAAATCAGACGAATCGTCTGTATATTGGAATAACTTTTCAACATCTGTAAGAGATGCTAATGCCGGAACTGGTACAGGTAATACTTATAATAACTATGTAACCTCGACTAATCCCGTAATGCAAGCAAAAATAATGCTTAACGGAAATGATCGTTTTGCTACAAGACAAGGCGAATATTTCTCATTAGTCCAACCCTATCAACATCACGAAAACACTCCCGATATGTACCACAAGGGCATCAACGTATATTCATTCGCTCTTAAACCCGAAGAACATCAACCAAGTGGCACTCTCAATATGTCTCGTATTGATACCGCGGTTCTATCGTTGTCATCTAAAATTACTGGAACTATATTTATATTTGCGGTAAATTACAATGTCTTGAGAATATTATCTGGTATGGGCGGTCTTGCTTATTCCAATTAAATATGATATCTATGATATCTATGATATCTACGATATCTACGATAGCCACAATACAATTTTTTCGTTTTTTAATTTATAATTATTATCAATAGATAATATTATATTATATAAAACTTTTGATATTTGTATTGATGTCTTATGGATATCGTTATTTGACCAATTATTTTTATTTTTTTCATTAAAATAATATGAAATAATATCTTCCAAATAAGGCAAAAATCCTTTATTCATTGAATTGGTATATTTATACGCATTTATTTTATATCTCATATACAAACTTTCTTTATATGTAAGAATTTTGTAGTAGTTTTTAAAACTTTTCTTAATCTTATTTAGTGTTTTATTATAATCATTATTAATCTTATAACTAACTTTTTTAATTAAATAAGATTTTTACATATCACAATTATACTTATTTCTTTTATCTTCGACTATACTTTTTAAATTTGTCTCTTTTTAACAAAGATATTAGACGACTTATTTATTTCACTCAACTTGTTGAGTTCATAATAGCCTTGCAAATACCTAACAATATTTACCAGCAATTACTAATTGCAGATAGCATATTAAAGTTTAATATATTTTATAAAACTAAAAAAAAATAAATCTATTTTTATATTATAAATAATAAATTATCATATAACTTAATCGTCGCTGATAATAATATCATTTAGATAAGGTTCGAGAATTTCATTAACAATAAACTCTGGTTTAAATTCATCGTAATTCATAAATATTTTTAGAAGTTGTTCTGAAAATCCCGATACAATAGCAGTCCCTTCGGTATCGCAATTAACAGGGAAAATTTCATTGCTGTCTGAATTAAGATTCCAAAATATAAACTTGGGTGCTTTATAATTATTTTTATTATATAGTTTAACAATACTTTTATAAACAGTATCCAGATTATTAGCATTCGCATTTGCATTGTTAAATTGCATATCTGTAAATACAAATAGTTTTGATGGCATTTTATCTTGTGTAATGTTGTATTTAATAGCGTAGTTAATAATTTCCTCATTACATTTTACAAAATCAGTACTAAATCCAAAATTAATTTTCATTATGTTTTTAATACATTCATGAAGAGTAGGAATGACTTTGTCCTCATTATCTTTATTTACATAACTAATCAAATCTACAAGTTGCGGTTCTTCACTAAATGTAATAATTTTATTAGCAAAATTTCCCTTACAACACAATGATGTAATAATACCTAGTGCGATGGCTACTTGTGCTGGAATACTTCCATTTTTAGCATTAAACATAGAACCTGATACATCAACTATAGAAATTGCATTATCAAAATTTCCTGACTTTTTAACATTCTCTACAATTGTTCTCCATTGCATCTCCGTTGTTTGACAAAGTTCATTATTATCGATTTTATCCAACTCTTTAATATAAACACCTATCAATTCATGAGGAAGAATACCTGCTACATTAATTTTTTTAACATTATTGCGTACATCTTCCAGATATTTACTATATCTTTCTTTATCGTGATTAATAAAAGCCTTCTTCAATCTATTTGAAGCAACCCCTGGAACATTTTCATATTTAATAGTTTCCCATTTATTTTCACACATATTCGCTTCAACAATATCTATCTTTTTCCTCAAAGGTACTAAATAATCCTTCCTATATTTTTCCATCTTACCCATATCTTTACTTCCGTAGATAAATGAAGCAACTTTCTTTGCATATTGTCTTCTTTTGTCATACTTATCATTTTCACTTGGAGCCCATTTAGCACATAGAGAAATTGGTAGATTATTTTCCAAATTCATCTTATCATTAATTAATTTTTGAGCAATAATATTTAATTCAAATTTATGTTCTATGCTTTTCAATTTATAACTTATATAATGTAAATCTTTCCAACAACCATATTTTTCAATATAATTATTAATATTATACATATATGTGTTTAATTTATTTTTACGCAACCAAATCATAGCATCATTAGCAATCTTCTTCTCTTTTTTTCCCTTTAATCTATCACGACCATTAAAAATAATCGCCACAGTTTTTTTAGGGTTTTCTTCCCAACATTTTTCTAGATACTTATTACTTACTTTAATATCCAAATCTCTTACAAACAACATAAAATAATCTACAATATAACTCCCTGTTGTTTTTAAAGCATTTCCGTCATTCGCAGTTTTTGTTAAAACACTTCTAACATTAGGAGTTTCCATCGTATATATAGTATATATGATACTATATATTTATATCAATTTTTATTATTTATTATAATATGTAAAAAAAGAAATGATAATGTTTATTTATCAAACAGATGCTGCGAGTTTACTTGCGGATGGAGGAAAATGATGAGAAATTAGTTTTTGTAGAATGAAATAATTGATATCTTCTTTATCTCCTACATTTAGGATTTTCTTAAGTTTATCATCAGGAAGAATGAAGCGCTTATTTTCAGGTTTATTTAGATTATGCTCTTTAACATACGAGTTGATAAATCTGGTAATATCAGTTCGCGATTTCTCAGTTCCATGAGGAACTCCGATGAAATCACATAGTTCATCTGATATTTTGTTAGGTTTGGCAAAACCCGACGGTGAATTTTTAGCATTCTGTCGTTTTTTCTGCGCCTTCTCAATTATCTTCTGTTGTTTCTCATAATCTTTGCTCAAAACTTTTAGAAGATTTTGAACTTCTTTGAAATTAACAAATAATGTATTAACTTTCTCAATAATTACAGAAACCGCATTATCTTTAACTTGCGACGGTTCAACGCCTACCGCTTCACCTTCGGTTTTCATAATAGGAACACTTAGAGATACTGGAGTAACAACTGATTCTGTGGGTACTGAGGGTACTGTGGGTACTACTGTTCCGACAGGTGTTGCTGTCGCCAAAGGCAATTTAGTAGCAACTTGCTTTTTAGGTGCTTGTTTTGTTTCAGTCGCCGGTGATGGAAGAGGTACTTGAGTCGCTTTTTTTGACGCCATTATATTCACTTTATGAATACATATATAATTATATGTTTATATCATTTTATAAGAGCATAATTATAATTTATTTACAATAAATAAACATATGAAAATAAAAAGGGTAGGTACATACTTAACAGGGTTTAAATATTACAATTATAATAATGAAGAGATTATAGATGATATAAAAATAACTAATATAAAAAAATTAAAAATTCCTCCATGTTACAATAATGTAGTTATATTAAATAATAAAAAAATAGTAGCATATGGATATGATAGTAAGGGGAGAAAACAGGTTGTATACAATACAAAATATATTGAAAAACAAAATGAAAAAAAATATGATAAAATAGAGCGTTATGATAAATATTTTATTAAGATTAAAAAACATGTATCGACTGATTTAAAATCGTCCGATGAAAAAAATAAAATTATCGCTATTATAATAACATTGATATTAACATGCGGTTTTAGAATAGGTAATAAAATATATGAAAAACAAAATAAATCTTATGGAATAACTACTCTCAATTATTCACATATTAAACTAATTCAGGACAATGGCAGCAATTGTATATTATTTGATTTTATAGGTAAAAAAGGAGTACGTAATGATGCTATATGTAAAAATAAATATATATATGAATATTTATTTAAAAAAATAAATGATATTAATCATAAAAATGCAAAAGACTATATATTTAAATATAATAATAGACGTATAAATGCCGATGATGTAAATAGTTATTTAATGGATAAATTAAAAGTCAACATAACTACAAAAGATTTGCGAACGTGGAACGCTAATTATCTGTTTAATAAATATTTACATAAATGTAAGAATGAAAAAAATCCTATTAAACGAGCAATAGAATTAACTTCGCAAGAATTACATAATACAACTAATGTATGTAAAAAAAGTTATATTGACCCTAAAATAATTGATAAGGCAAGACAAATAGTATAATAATAAAAATTGACTTTTTTATTATTATATAATAATAAGATAAATATTATAAAACAATATGGATATTGAGATTATTAATAAGAATATTGAAGATATGCTTATAGATAGAGGAGAAGATGTTTTATCTTTTAAAGAAATGTTATTATCCTTAAATAAGGAAGATTTTGAAACAGATAAAACCGTTATAAATGTTCAAACATTAAAAACTACTATTCTATATGCACTTTCTAAAAATTTGAGAAAAATAATAATAAATGAATTAAAAGAAAAATTAAAGGACGGTGATAATATTAATGAGTTTACTAATAAATATGGTGGTAAAAATAATATAATTATAGTATTCAATAATGAATCCATATCAACTGCTGTAAAATCTCAATTAAATAAATACGATAAAATATTTCAAAAAAACGGAGGACATCTTCAATATTTTAGTTCCCAACAATTAATGTTTAATCCGACAAAACACGAATATGTTCCTAAACATACTAAACTTACAGACGAAGAAGTAAAAGATTTTATGAAAGAGTATCTGACGCGCAGTAAGATGCATATGCATAATATATTACAAAACGATCCTATTGCTAAATGGATAGGTTTAAAGCACGGAGATATCGTTAGAATAGATAGATATAATGAAAATAGCGGCGAGTCTTTTTCTTATAGATCTTGTATTTAAATAAATATATTATATCTATAAAATAATAGAGTATTATAAATATAATTATTAATGACATATAACATTAAAAGCGAAGATTTATATAATTATTACGAATTAAGAAGTATGTTGGTTGATTTAAATAGAAAGATATATAATGGCAGCAAACTACCGATTTCAGGAACACATGTTTTTAATGCAAAATTTGACATATTATTTCCAAAATATGATAATATTGGAACAGCATATACCGATGGTGGCATAATTCCAACAGAATCAGGACAAGGTGAAACTTCATCGTATCATGCCAGTATATATAGTTTAAAAAATTTATTGCATAATTCGCTATATCCGCATTTAAATCAAACACGAAAGAATCCTGGTGACATTACAAATATTATTAATGAACATATTAAAACGGAAGTATCTACCAAAGATCATTTATGTTTTATTAAATTTAATACGACAGCAAATGCTGCTACATATATAGAACCAGATAAACCTGTTATAAATAATATATTATATTCTATTTGTCTTATTGATATATTTATAAAAATTATAGAAGCATTAAAAGATTGTTATAAAAATTACAGTAATCTCTTTGAATATTTTACTGATACTACAAAAATATATATTGTTGAAAAACAATTAAAATCATATCACGACCCTTCTACACCCAAAGGGTTATTTTTAGATACTTCAAATACAGGTTCGGGTGGTGCGGTGCCACTTTCTGCTATATATTTATATATTGGTGATTTAACAAACATTTTTCATGGTGGTGATATTATATCAGTTTTAAGTTCAAGCGGTTCTTTCACTAGTGCAAGTACTGATGAATCTATAGCTACGCATATTTTTAAAGATACTAATCAATTAAATAACATTTCTACAACGGCACCTTACTATTTTTTTAATTGCCTACGCTTGTATGATGATGCAGATCAAGCAACAGCATCATCAAACGCTGTTGCTGTTGCTGGGAGCCCATTAGATAAACATTATGAAAATAATATCTATTTAATAAGAATTTTTTTGGAAATGATTAAAAATATAAAAGGTGGGACAGAATTTAATACAACAATTAATTATTTATATATATATATATTATGTTTAAAATCAACCTTATTAACATCAATTAGAGCAGCAAATATATTTTATAATAATAAACACGGTTTAGATGCAATCGCAATATCTTACGATAATATTTTTTCACCCGGGGTCGCCACCGCAGGTGACGGGGCTTGTAGTAAATTAGATATTAAAGGGTTCGTTAAAGCAAAATCTTCAATAACATTTAGCAATGCGGCAAGTTGTACAGCATTAACAAACATAATTCCATCTGATACTACAATGCCTAAAACATATAAGTATATATTATATAGAAAAAATTCAGGAGCATTCACTAATGAAACTATATTTAAAGCAAACGATAAGCGTTTATATGATGAAATATCTAAAATTAGTAAACCAAATATTTATGACTCAGCAATAAGTTTAGGTATTGAATATTATACACTATTTAAAGACGAATTTAATGTAAAAGGAGATTATATAATAACAAGTTCTGCTCCTTCAAATCCCAAAAATTCAATAGATAACGGAAGTTTTTTTAAGGAAAAAACAGGTGTTAATTATGAAAGTATTAAAAATATGTTTATACTAAATAAAACAAATGAATTTAATAAAAAATATAGAATTAAGATAGAAAATGATAATCGCAGATATAAGGTAACCAATTTTAGTGTATATATCAGCGGTCCTAATAGTATTAAAAATGTAACTATAACTCTAGAGCCAAAAGAAAGAACCGTAGAAAATAAGATATTATATGATGATGTTCCTAATAACAAAACAAAGTTAGGTAGTGTTTTCATAGCAAAAATAACTAACGAAGATATAAACAGCGAATATGAATCTATAGTAACGAAGACTGATAGTGCTGAACAAAATATTAACTTTTACAAAACTAAAATTAAGAATAATACTACCTTATATGAATTACATAAATCTAAAAATAATTTACTATTTAATCAAACAATTTCTTATGTAGTTATTATAGCAATAATAATATCTGTTTTAATAATTGTAAATATTGCTGGTGTTGAAAAATCTCTTATCAAATCAGTTACATTAGTATGTTTTGGTGCTATAATATTACTGTTTATGAGTTATTACATAACAAATACATTATATATAGAAGAGGGATTTAGTAATAGCTATTATACTGGTTATGAGTTATGTCCAGCATCTCATTGCACAAATACTAGCGTGCCCGAATCAGGTGTTTTAAAACCAGAAAATAATCTCACGATTTTACAAAAGAAAAAGGATTATGTTGTAAATTTTTTAAATGATAATGCAAAAGAACTAATTATATTAATTAATTTAGTAAAACCAACAATTGTCAATGATTCTCTAAAAGATAATAATACTAAATTAGTTACAATTTCTAATAATATATATAATGAAAAGAAATATGTAAAAGATGTTCTAAGTAATAAAAAATCTGATAGTGATATGAATCTTGACGTTCTTAGATATGAAAATAAAAATTATGATGTATATATAGTATGTATTTTATTCTTATCGCTAATATTAATTAGTGCTTATACTATAAATATATATACTGATAATAAATACTTAGATTTATTAATATTAATAATTACAATATTAGTAGTATGTCTATTTACATATTTCATATTATACAGTAATAGAATAGTTAGAACAGTATCTACAAACTATTACTGGGGTAAAGAGGATAAACAAGAGTATATATTATAAATAATTTTAGTTATTTTTTTTACATATGTAAACAATTTATATTATATATTGATGTAAAGTAAATGAATAAAAACTTAGAATTTATATATATAAAAAATACTTATGAATAATGTATATATTATTTAATTAACAATATGAAAAATGATACTGATGATAATCCTCAAAAAACAGAAGATAATATAAAAATCGAAAAAAAGGAAGATATAGATGATGCCGATGACTCTAATGACACAGATTATAAAGAGGAAACAGAGGACTCAGAGGAAACAGAGGAAACAGAGGAAACAGAGGAAACGGAGGAAACAGAGGAAACCAAAAATACAGAAGAGTCTGATTGTACTCAGGAATATGTTATTAATAAGGATATTAATTATGAATTAAATAATGAAGAATACAATAATAATTTTAATAAATTTCAAGATGATGATAATAATCAAATGATATATCTTATTTTAAATACTAATAAAAAAAATGATACTAATAATAAATGTGTTAAGAGCAAGAGTAATAATGGTTTAAATCTAAATAAAAATCCAATTAATAAAAAAATTTATAAATTCTATAATAAATACAGTATAAATGAAAAGAAATACTTTGATATTTTATCGGAAGAAGAAAAGACAAAACTTATAGAACGTGAAGATGTTATAGAGAACGCAGATATTATATACGACGTTCCAATGCGTTTTAAAATATTGAATTCCGATATAAATATTAGAACAAAAAAAAGCATAATATGGAAAATTGAATGTTTGAATAAAATGAGTAGTAATTCGTCAGAATATTATAAATTAAGTTCTTGGTTATCATCTTTAAATAACATACCTTTTAATAAGTTTTATGAGATACCTATAAAGATTACAGATGGTAATGAAAAAATATGTAATTTTTTAAATAATATAAGGGTTCGTATGGACGAAACAATATTCGGTCACAAGGATGCCAAAGAGCAAATTATTAGGGTATTAGCACAATTAATATCATTTCCAAGAGCAACAGGATATATTATAGGTATTCAAGGTAGTGCGGGTGTTGGAAAAACAAAACTTATTAAAGAGGGTATATGTAATGCTTTAAATTATCCAAATGCTTTTATATCTCTAAGCGGAACAGATGATTCGTCCTTTTTAAAAGGTCATTCTTATACATACGAAGGTTCTTTGTATGGTAAAATATGCGAATCTCTTATGAAAACAGGGATAATGAACCCTCTATTTTTATTTGATGAATTAGACAAAGTTTCAAATACTTATAAGGGACAAGAAATAATTAATACGCTAATACATATAACCGACCCTGTTCAAAATGATAAATTCAATGATAGATATTTTGAAGAAATAGATATTGATATATCACGTTCAATGATTATATTTACATATAATGATGATTCTCTAATAAATCCAATTTTAAGAGATAGAATGATTGTAATAAATGTTAATGGATATGATAATGAAGAAAAACTTATATTAGCGACAGATTATATAGTTCCTGAGATATTGAAACAGTATAATTTGAATAAAGGGGATATAGTATTTAGCGTGGAATTATTAAGACATATTATTAATAATATTGAAAAAGAGGATGGTGTTCGTAATTTAAAGAGAGCAATAAATAATATAGTATCATGGATTAATATGATGATATATGTTCCTATTGATTTTATTAAAATATGTATTCCTTATACAGTATCTATAATGTTTTATGATAAATATTG